GCTCTATCTACGTTCCATAATCTTGTTTGCTCTGTAAGATTACCTCCGTTTTCAAATGGATTTTTTTCCATTCCTATTGGTAGTTTTCCAGATGTATGTTTAGCAATCGGTGCGCCTGAACCTCTTGCTGAATCTGTTTTCTTTAGCCAATCGGGTAAGCTCTCAGCCCACTTAGCAACTGGTGTTTCTTCATATCCATCAACAACAACAACTGTACCATCTTCTTTTCTTTTGATTTGTTCAATGTTTAGTTTAGTCTTTAAAACCATGTCAGGGTCATGGACTACTTCTGCTAAAGCAGAGACAGTAGGAGTAATTAATTCTAATTCTTTAATTCTTCCTTCTAATTTTTTAATCTGTTCATCTTTTGTTGCACTTGCGTCTCTAAATTGTTGATCTCTGGCCTGTAGTGCTTCAGAATACTTCCCTTTAGCCTCCAGTTCCGCTTGTTCAGCCTTCTGTTTAAACTCTAGTAGTTTTTGTACGTCTGTACCATCAGGCATTGAAGATAGCGTTTGCTCTAGCTGCTGATACTTTTTCTTTTCGTCTAATAATTGTTTGTTTTTAGAGTCCATTGATTGGACACGACCTTCAAGAGCTTTGATTTGATTTACTAACTCCTCATTGTTGTTAGCAGTTGGCGCAGCCTCTTGCTGTAATTCTTCAGACATACCCGCAAGGTAAATTTAATACTATACTAGCCTACCATTTCACTTTGTCAGCCCAATATGCTGCACTCATCTTACCTTTAGATATATGTTTACCCATTCTTGCCTTAAAACTTTTTTGTCTAGCTTTTCCTTTTTTTGTTTTTGGGTCTGAGCCTGCACCGCTTACCCCTTGTTGACCAAATCTTATTAATTTTACTTTTTCGCCTTCCTTTGCTAATACTGCATGACTACTTCGCGGGTGTTTTGAAGTTCTTTTCGGTTTGTTATAACCACTAAAAGTTTCACCTCTGTAGTTAATAGCCATTATTTTTTCTTTTTCTTAGGTTTTTTTGCAGTTTTTGCTGCTTCTTTAAATTGACCAGCTGTTGGTGCGCCTTTAGCACCTTTCTTTCTCATTCTTTCATTACTACCAGCAGCTATACGTTTTCTTTTCGCATGAATGTTCGCATATAAACCTTTACCACCTTTTTTTTTCTTTTTCATTGAACTTGCCCTTCTAATTGTGCAATTAGTTTAGTTTTAGTTAGACGTCTATCTAGCTCCAAGCCTATTGTACGACCATATTCTTCTAATTCAATCTTAGACATTGAACTGAAATCAGGTTTCGTAGGCATTGGACAGTTAACTGGTTCTTCTGATTTGCCAGTATTAAATTGATACATTATTTTTTACCTCCCTTCTTTTTTTTCTTTTTTTTCTTTCCACCCATTTTGTACATAGAAGCTGGCATTAGGTAACTCCATTTTTTTCTAGTATAGCTAATTCTTTGTCATCATCTTTAATCTGCTCTTTACCCTCTAAAATTTCTACATTTTCTTTGCCATATAGATCAACCATAAATATATATAAATCTTGTGCATGTATATTGCCTAGATTCAAGATGTGGCCTACAGAATTGTATGCAAACTTAGATTCAAACTCTATATCTGACTTTAGTTCTTCACTTCCAGAGAAACGAACAAAACTAGGACTAGATTGTAAAGTAATTGTTGTAGATTCTTCGCCTTGTGTAATTTTTATAATTGTAGCCATTAGTAAGTTGTGCGAGTAAGGGACAAAATCATATAAAAATGCTCAGGGTCAGCTTGATAAAGCCTGAACATATTTTCAGGGTCACTGAAATGCTCTGCACCCATACTAATAACTTCTGTTGCCTCGTCAAATATTTCGCCTGCCTTTACACCTTTAGGAATAATATTAGTGTCTATTGATGAAGTCCTATATGGTCTGCCAACATAAGGAGAAATGAAACTATCTTTTAAAACTGCCTCCCTGAGAGCGTATCCGTCACTAATAGTACCTTTTAAATTCTTTGGACTTACAGGTGTCAGACTTTTAACTCTGTTATTTCTAAAAGCAATAGCTAATGATGCATTTTTTTCATTAAAGCCTTCAAGACTATGCGCAGCTTCGTGAAATAGTGTAGCTCTTACATCATTTTCTCCAAAATATCCTGTACTTTCAGCTGGTACTTTTATTAGACTACCGCCTCTACCTGAACTTGTATTATGCGCTCTACCACTTGCAATTTTTACAGTGTCAATCTGATTAGGCCTATACTTTATTTTCCTACCACGTTTCGTAATGCCACCGCCATTAAACATTAATGCAAATTCTTCAAGATCAGCTTTTATAATGTCTCTACCTTTTTTTTGTCCGATAAATGCAATATTTTCTATTGCTTCTTTAGCTTCAACTCTAGTAATTGTTGAATTAGCTATAGCTTCCTTACGTAACTCAAACATTTGCATAGTTCCTTGTTTTTCTATTCCAGCTAATTTGGCTCTAGTGTTTATTTTTTTTGTAATTAAAGCTTGTTTTGCAGTTTTTAATGGCTGTCTTATTTTCTCTAATTCGTCAAATTGCGCTTTAGTAGAAACTTTATTCATTTTTCTGACAATAGCGTTTATTTTATCATTTATTACACTTATCTCGCCTATAACGTCTGTATGTAGTCTCAATAGACCTTTATATTCTTTTCTAAAACCATCTAGTGAAGCTAATCTGCCAGCTACTATATCTTTTCCGCGAGATATTGCAATTTTTGGTTGAACAGTAGGTGTATAAGTTAGTGCTGCTGCCTTTCGTGGTGCGACTTTAGCAACTTTTGCCACAGGTATTTTTACTATGGGGATATTATCAGGTTTTCCATAACGATTTTTAAGTTGAGCTAATGTAACTCTGCTTCCATCTGCCCTAACAAATTTTGCTAGTGCTTGTCTTGGGTCGTCTGTTTGGCTTGTTAATCTTTGAAAATATCTAAATGCGCCTTCGTATTTATTTGTTTCCTTGTTTAGTTTCCCACCTAAAATACGAGCCTGTACTTTATTTGGTTGCATATATAGCCACTTTGCGTAATCTGTGTCCGCTGACATTGGACCATCTGCCGTAGCTCTTTTTCTTTTTGTAGATGGCGGGTCAAAAGGTAAGTTCTCATAGTCGATCTCAGGCACAATAGTAGACCTACAATTAAAATGTTGTGGTGGTTTTGGTCCTTTGTCATAATCAAATATTCTTCCGTCTAATGCACCGCAAACTGTAGTAGTCCTACTATCTAGAGTAGCTGTGTATCTATACTTCTTAGTAATATCACTATTAGCGCGATATACATTTAAAGATGCAGTATTTGCAACTTGATTAATACTTGTCCTGACTAGAGTTCTGACCTGATTTATAGGTGGTGTTGTTAATATCCCTCCTTTTTGTACCATCTGTAGAATATTGGCAGTATCATTTGCTTTACTATTTCCTATTAGTGTTTTTACCATCTGAGGTGTTGTCTCTCCTGTCAATAAGCCATCTTCAACAGTACTTCTAAACACTTGTACTGTACTCTCAGAAATCCTATTAAATGCTTGCTGCATTATGTTTCCATTAGGTAGTGACATAACTGCACCTAGATTGTCAGATAGGCTAGTTTCTCCTAAAAATTGTGCTAGTTGCTTACCTACAGCTCTCGATTTAATTCTTGTAGGGTCAATAGTGACAATAGATTCTGCAAATTTAGGACTTATTTCTATACCATTAACTTGTATATTTTTTCTTAGTCCTCTTGGTATTACTTTTTCTAATTGATTCTCTATAAAACCAGCTTCTACTTTAGCTAGTTCTTGAAGTTCTTTACTAACGTGTTTATTAGCATATTTTTTCCAGCCTCCTAAACTTTTTTCCATTTGTGCCACTATTGATCTAAGTCTTGAGGCTCTATAACTGTTCCCTAAGCCTATTCTTTCTAGAGAAGCTATTTCTTGTACTGATTTGACGCAAATATTAGTAAATTTACGTGCTATATCTGTAGAGATTTTATTACCATACCTATTTAGGTCAATAGCATTTCTAAATATTGCATCTGGCAATGCCATTTATCATTCTTCCTCTTGCTCTACTTCTTCAGGTTCCTCCTCTTCAGTTTCAGGCTCTGGTGGGTCAGTTTCAATTAACCCGCCCATCTGGGTTGCTTCTACCTCCTCCTCAACGTCAAACTCATCACCTAGTACTTCGCCTTGTGTTAATTGGTCTAGTAATGTTTTCTGTGTAATAGTTCCAGCAGTGTATAGCTGTAGAAGTGCTTGTATCTCTTGAGGCTCTAATCTTGAACTTAAGAAGTCACGATTAACAAAACTGCTACCAATCTCTGAAGTATTGAGATATGCCGCGTGGAATACTAAGCAGTTGTCGATTAAATCTTGCATTTGTTGCGCAACTACCATCATAGTTGAGTCTCCTTGTGATCTATCTATCTTTTTAGCCTCTGCTGTTTCAGCGCTTAACTTTTGTCCTAGTACTGCTGCAAGTCCTAATTCATTGATCTGTTTTTCTAGCTGGTCTAATCTTTGAAACTGTGAATCAAATGATCTACCAGTAGGCTCGATATACTCTGCCCTCCCTTCCGCTGGAAAGGCTATGGCTTCTCCGGGTCCAGCACTGACTTCTTCAGAACTTTGAGGGAAACCAAAGAATCCAAGTAAAGGAACTGCTGATATATGTAGCTGGTTATCTAAATCACTTTGTACTTGATAAGCTTTGATATTTAATTCTGCAATATCTTCTAGTGGTGGTCTAGATTCCATATAGTTAAGTCTATTTGCATACGCTACAGAAAAAGGTATTTCACGTGTTGATAAATCACCTTCGTCAGTAACTATAAATTTACCATCATCATTTTTCCTGTGGATCTCGTATCTACCTTGATATAAAACCCTAACTTGTGTTACTTCTTTTTCTCCATATTCACCGTCAGGTTCTATAAGTTTTTCTAATAGTCTTAATTGTGTAAAGGTTGTTTTACCATTAATAACTTCTGTTCTATAGCCTAAAATCTCTCGTGGAGTATAAGTAACCCAATATGGCCTGCCATTGCCTTCTGTTGGCACATCAACTAAAACTCCAACGTGTCCATATCGAATCATTTTACGTGCAGCTTCATAAGTCCACACGTTGAGATCATTACCCTGTAAATCTACATCAAATAGTTGCTCTCTTATAGTATCGCTAATGTCTTGCAGCTTTACTGGTTTTCTAGTCAGCATACCCGCAAGCATTCTTTCTAATCTTTGGAAATAAGGTGGACAAGTACTTCTAGCTAATCTATTTTCGTATGATTCGTCTTGCTCTCTTGGTTCTTGTGGTAAATATTTTCTATGCTTAAGTCTTATCTCAAATGTACCGCCTGCTAAATCTTCAATAAGTAACCAATGAGGTTCTTGCAAAAACCAAGTTTGCGAAGGGTCATTAACATCTGTAGTAAAGCCTGTCCTTTCTCTTGTAAATTTTCTTCCGTAGGCGCTATACACAATAAGACTCCCAACTTTTATTCATAGTGTAATCCATTAATACAATCTAACACCAGTTCCTTTACCAGATCTAGCAAATAGTGGATTGAATTCACGCCAAACTAAATAACCTAGTGCGTCATTCATATGGTCATAACCAGCTTCTTTATCTGGCTCGCCTTTTTCACTATAGCTTTGTAATTCCAAACATTCGATCATGCGTCTGCAACTGGCATAAATCTCCATACGCACTTGTCCTTTGCCGTTACATAAGAGTGCTTGGACGGCTGAAACCCGGTCACGTATTGCTGGGTTACTCCTAGCGGAAAGATTTGTGAAACCATAAGTTTCAAGTATTTGAATGTCGGTTCTTGCTGCATTTGTTGATCTATTTCCTCCAGAGGCATCAGGATAAACGTAAACCCTACGATTAGGGTATCTTCTCTCTATTTCTTGAGCAAGTGCATCTGTATCGTGTGCTTTAGCAATTTCATCTATTATTAATAACTTTTCATTTAGCTTAACTCCAATCACAGCGCTCATATTGCCAATATTAAAGTCGACACCTATCCTTAAAGGTTCTTTAGATATATCAGGAATAGTATTAACAATATTTAACTCTCTTACGAATCTGTCATAAACTTGGCCTGTTGTGAGATTAGTAAATTCTCCGTTGAGATAGGCTTGCAACATACTAGGGTCATAGTTTGCTTGCATTCTTTCTATAAAATCTTCTGGCAAGTGTGGGTTGTCTTGGGTTCTCATTTTTATTAATTTTCTGTCGTCTCTTTCTTGTGCTGACTCTGATCCAAAGGTATTCCACATCCATCTGAACCCCTCTGGTGTGCTTGCTGCACAAAACTGTCTTACA